TGTTGATCCTAGATACTGGGAATCAGATAAAGATATGGTGGTTAATGTCGCTATCTCTAAATCTTCTGATGAAGAGAAGTTTGCAATCCTTGCACAACTTGCAGGTAAGCAAGAACAAATCATGCAAACCCTTGGGCCAAGCAATCCATTGGTATCCATGCAACAATATTCTAATACTTTGACTCGCATGATAGAGATGGCTGGATTTAAAGATCCACAAGCGTTTATTAATACGCAAGTACCACCTATGCCTCCGCAACCGCCTGAGTCACAACAACCTGATGCAGCTACCATGCTCGCACAAGCAGAAGCTATGAAAGCGCAAAACCAAGCGCAGAAAGCTATCATTGATGCTGAGACTGATCGCATGAAGATTATCATGGATGATGATAGAAACAGAGATGAGACTGAAGCACAGATTAGACTTAAAGCCGCAGAATTAACTGCTAAGTATGGCGCACAAGTCAACATTGCAGAGATAAATGCTATCATGGAGCGTGACCGAGAAAACATTAGGCAAACTGCAAAAGATCAAGCTCAAGGACTATTTACTGGCAATGGCAATCAAACTATATAACCTAGAAGTGTTAGTTGACGATCTAGTTTATGTTGGTAGTGATATTAGAGCCAAAAGCCAAGAAGATGCAGTTAGGATACTTGGTATTATCTCTGGTGGCGAAGTCACCGAAGATTCCGAAGTATTAAGCTGTGAGGAGAAAACTTTACACTAATGGCTATTACATATAGAGGCGAAAGGTTTAGTGGTTATAACAAACCTAAAAGAACACCTAATCACAAAACAAAATCACACGCAGTTCTAGCAAAGGTTGGCGATGTCATAAAACTTATACGCTTTGGTCAACAAGGTGTAAGTGGTGCTGGTAAAAATCCAATGACTGCAAAAGATAAAGCCAGGAGAAAGTCATTCAAAGCTAGACACGCTAAAAATATTTCTAAAGGAAAATTGTCAGCAGCTTATTGGGCTGATAAAGTTAAATGGTAGTATAATAAAATTATGGATACATTAATTACAATAATAGTTCTGTCACTTGTTGGCGGTTTTTTAATAAAAAAATATAAACCAACACTTTGGCATAAAATTACTTCTAAGTTTTACAAGTAAATGAAAAGAACTTTTAAAAAAGTTCCGAAGACTAAGGGCGGCGTTCCAAAGAAATATGTTAGTGGAGCAAAAAACCCAAAGGCAAGAGAAGCAGAAATTAAAAGAACCTCTGCTTTATATAAAGCTGGTAAACTTACAGCAGCTATGATGAATAAAATTGCAAAACAAAGGGCTAAAAGTGTCAAATAAACAAGATGTTATAAACAAATATCACAAATCTAGTGGTATATCTAAAGTCACTTTAGGAAAAGTTTATCAACGAGGAATGGGTGCTTATTACTCTTCTGGTTCTCGTCCTGGACAAACACCGCAATCATGGGCTGCTGGTCGTGTAAGATCATTTGCTACAGGTAAAGGCGGCGCAAGAAAGGCAGACGCAGATTTATTAAGACCTAAAAAATCAAAAAAAAGGAGCTAATTATGCCAAAAGGAAAAGGAACATACGGATCTAAAGTAGGCAGACCGCCAAAGAAAAAATCTTCTAAAAAATCTAAAAAGAAATAAGTGCGACCATCCTCGGCAAAAGCCAAGGGTAGAAAACTACAGCAATGGGTTGTTGATAAACTCGTTGCAATACTTGGTTTTGATCCTGAAGATTTAGAATCAAGACCTATGGGATCTTCAGGCGAAGATGTCATTATGGGCGTACAATCACGCAAACAATTCCCTTACTCAATCGAGTGCAAAAACCAACAAGCAGTTAATGTTTGGAAAGCCTATGAACAGTCTTGTACTAACTGTAAAGATTACGAACCTTTGGTTATAATAAAGAGAAATAATACTAAGCCGTTGGCGTTAGTCGATGCAGAGTATTTTATTAAACTCCACAATAAGGAACAAAATGTCAGCGAATGAAATATGGGATTACAAAGGAATGTTTTGGGATGATGTTAATAAAAGATTTTACAGGTGGCACGAATTAAAACTCTTATTACAAGAGAGGGAATTAAAAAAGAAAAATGAAACTAAACAAAATTAAAAACATAGTAAGCAGTCTTGCTCCAACACTAGGCGCAGCTATAGGCGGGCCACTAGGCGGACAAGCTGGTCAAATACTTTCTACAGTTCTAGGTGTAAAAAACAATCCAGTAGAAATAGAAAAGGCAATGCAAAATATAACTGCAGATCAAATGATTGAACTAAAAAAATGTGAAAAAGAATTTGAAGTTCAAATGAAAGAATTAGATGTAGATATCTTCGCGCTTGAAGTAGACGATAGAAAAGATGCTAGATCTAAATTTTCAGGCGATTTAACACCCACTATATTAGGTGTTTTATCTATGGCAGGTTTTATGAGTTATATCTTTTATATAACAGCTTTTCCTATTCCAGATACCAGCGATGATATCGTCATGCTTATTATTGGTTCTTTAACTGGTATAGCTACAGCAGTTATATCTTTCTATTTTGGTGCTAGTAATAAGGATAAAAAATGAGCGAATGGAAAAACTTTAGATTAGAAGAGTTTGCTTGTAAGCATTGTGGTGAAAATAAGATTGAACATGAGTTAATAGATAAGTTACAATCGCTTAGAGAGGACTTAGGTTTTCCATTTGTTATCACTTCAGGTTACAGATGTTCAGAACATCCAGTTGAAAGTAAAAAAAGTAAACCAGGTACTCACAATTTAGGCATCGCAGTTGATATTGGTTGCAGCCACAAACAAGCATTACAAATAGTATCCGCAGCAGAGGGTTACGGATTTACAGGAATTGGAGTTAATCAAAAAGGCAATGGAAGATTTATACACCTCGATATCAGCAAGGCTGAAGCTAATCGTCCAAGGCCTCATATCTGGAGCTATTGATTTCTAATGGAACTTTCATTCTATGTAGTTTGGAATATGCTTGTAACTTTGGTTATCGCACCATTGTTCTACTCCATACGCAAAAATGAAAACGAAGCAAAAAGAATTGATATATTAGTGAATAAAACAAGAGAAGAAATAGCTAGAGACTATGTGACTAGAAATGCTCACAATGTTGAATATTCAAGATTAATGGACAAAATAGACAAACTTGATGCTAAAATAGATAAACTAATAACTTAATAAATATGGCAATTTTTTTAGACCCAGAGCTACAAGAAATACTAAGAAATCAAATGAAGTTTGATAGTGGAACAAATTTGGCTGGTCAAGGTGGCGGTGGAATATTAGGTCGATTAAGAAATCAGGCTAAACAAAAAACAGATCCAACATATTCATCTGGCTTTAACTACGCACAACAAATAGCTGGTGGTGTCATTCCAGGCTCTCAAGTCATTGCGCCAGGCGTTAGTTATTCTCCTGAACAAGCGGGTGGTTATACACAGGCTGATTTAGATTTACAAAACAGATATGTGGGCGAAGGCCCAGCTCCTGTTATGCCCAAAGCCCCAACAAAAGGAATTTCATTTGCACCCAACGAAGGTTTTGTGCAGATGCCAAGCGCACCTCAAGGTGTGGCTCAACCAACTAAATTTATGCCCTTTTTACAAGATTTAAATTTTAGAAATCTACCAAGGTATGAGGAAATTAAAGATGTTGCAGGGCCTGAAAGTATGCGACCCTCATTGTTTGATGTAGATGTTCAAGAAATACTTAAAGATGTAGATATTCTTAAAAACATTGATACAGAAAAGTTTGAAGACATAGATTTAAGTGGTATTGATATACCATCAATAGCACCAGTTTTTCCTACAGCTCCAGTAAGACAAGAACCCATAACACCATCAATACCACAAGTTCCTGTAATGCCTGAAGTTCCTGTAATGCCTACAGCACCAGCATTTAAAGAACCAATACCATTTGTTCCAGAAATACCAAGCATACCCATGAACTTTACTGGATTACCTCAAATGCCAGTAATACCAAACATACCAGTTATGCCTGAATTACCAGTTATGCCACAACCAATAGTGCCACAACCCATTCAGCCAATGAACCTGACTAGATTGTCCGACTTACCAGTTTCTAATTTTGTTCAACCTAGCGTTGACGAAATAGTTAGACCTATTACAAGGCAGGGTAAGTTTTTGCCACAAACACCAAGAGGATTATTTAGTTTATAAATGTCAGTCACACACGAAGAAGTAGTTAAAGCAGCAGAAGCTGAAAGAATTTTAAATTCTGATGTCTTTAAAGAAGCAATAGAAAATCTTAAAAACGAATACATAACTCATTGGTTAAATTCTCGTGGCATCGATGATGTTGCGGTTAGAGAAGACTTCCACAGATCCTTGTTACTTCTTCCTGAAGTAGAAAGACATCTACGCATCATGGCTGAGAAAGGCAAACTCACAAAAGCCAACATAAACAAAATTCGTAACATAGCCTAAAACTTTCCCTTTTATACATTATTGGTTTAAAATATCCCTAAATACAAAATAGGAGTATTTTATGAGCAATAACGGAAAACCGACTGCTTTACAAACCGAAGGTGAATCAGCTACCGCAGCGTTTGAAAGTTTCTTAGCCCCTGAAGAGGATACGCAAGAAGAAGCAGTCATAGAGGAAGCTGAAAGCATTGAACCTGAGATCGATGAATTAGAAGAACAAGACGAGGAAGATACCGAAGAGCTTGTCGATGAAGAAGAACTCGAATTTGATGATGAAGAAGATGGTGAAGAAGAAACGGAAGTTGAAGAGGTAGAAGAGCAACCCGTCTACAGAGTCACAGTTGATGGCTCAGAGATAGAGGTCACGCAGGACGAACTCATTAATGGTTATTCACGCCAACAAGATTATACGAGGAAGACACAGGAACTTGCCAATCAAAGAAAAACGATTGAGCAACAAGCCCAAGAGCTTTCTCAAAGAGATGCGATTTACGCACAGTTGTTACCGAAGATGGAAGCCCAATTAAAGGGTGAATTGGTAAACGAACCAGATTGGGATAGTTTATACAATGATGATCCGATAGCATTTGTACGCGAAAAACAAATCTGGGATGAAAAGAAAGAAAAGCTAAAAGCTGCTGAGGCTGAACAGCAAAGACTTCAACAAGAAGCCTACGCAAAACAGCAAGAGCAAATTGCACAACAAGTGCAAGAAGGTCAGCAAAAAATTCTTGAAATCATACCAGAATGGAAAAATGCAGAGGTTGCTCAAAAAGAGAAACTAGCAATTCGCGACTATGGTATTAATGTCTTGGGGTATTTGCCTCAAGAAATGGATGCAATTTATGACTATCGTGCTTTACTTGGTTTAAGAAACGCATGGTTAAACTCTAAAACAGTTGAAGCCACGAAGAAGAAACCAACACAAAAAGCACCTGCAAGAGTAGCCCGACCTGGAACAACTACCAGAAAGAAAACAGTAGCACCAGCGAAAAGAGCAAAACAGGTTTTAGCAAAAACTGGCAAAGTCCAGGATGCTGCTAAAGTTTTTGAACAATTTTTAAAATAATTTTATAGGTAAATATAATGGCTAAAGTAACAAACGCATTTGATACATACAGCGCGACTTCAGACAGAGAAGATTTAAGTAATATCATTTACAACATCTCTCCAATGCAAACTCCGTTTATGTCTTCAATTGGAAAAAGAAATATTAATAATGTTGTCTTTGATTGGCAAACAGAAGCTCTAGCGAGTCCAGTATCAACAGGTGAATTAGAAGGTTTTGAACTTTCAAGATCAGCCGCAGTTGCAACTACTCGTGTTAGCAATGTTGCTATGATTTCAAAAAGAGACGCAACTGTATCAGGCTCACAAGAGTCTTCAGACCCTGCTGGTAAGAGATCAGAAATGGCTCATCAACTAGCTATCATGTCTAAAGCTCTGAAGAGAGATATGGAAGAAGCTCTTTGTCAAAAGAATGGAAAAACTACTGGTAATGCGACAACTGCTCGTAAGACTGGTGCTTTTGAATCTTGGGTAAAGTCTAATGTAAACAACGCAGCAGGATCAACTCCTACTGGCGGCGGAACAGCTCCAACAGATGGAACTCAAAGAGCTTTAACAGAAACTCTTTTAAAAGATGTTTTACAATCTTGCTTTGAAAATGGTGGTGAACCATCAATAGCAATTTGTGGCCCACATAACAAACAAGTTATCTCTGGTTTCACAGGTCGTTCACAAGCAAGACAATTTGTTGACTCTAATACTGTTGAAGCATCAGTATCTATCTACTCTTCTGATTTTGGTGAGCTGAAAATAGTTCCATCAAACAGATCAAGAGAAAGATCTTTATTGTTGGTTGATCCTGAAATGGCGAAAGTATCTTTCTTGCGTGATTTCAAAACAGTTGACATTGCAACAATAGGTGATGCAGTCACTAAAATGATCGTTGTTGAGTATGGATTAGAAGTATCCAACGAAGCAGCTCATGGAGCAGTAGTTGATTTAACAACCTCATAAGCTCTGGGTTAATAACCTTAAAGGGATGTTTCGGCATCCCTTTTTTTTGTGTTAAAATTCTTGCATGGCTAAAAGAACTGTTATAGATCACAAGACTGGTTTTACCAATGAGTTTATTACTGAAGATAATAAAGATATCTATCACACAACTCAGGATCTAAATCCTGTAATAGAGCATTGCAAAATGCTTGCAGAAAATAAACCAGGTAAAGATCTTCGTCATGTGGCAGAAGTGCCATTGATTGTGTATCAAAGAGCGTGTCGAGAAGGATGGGCCAATGATATGAAGCAATGGAAAAAATGGTTAAATAAATCAGACAATAAAGTTTTTAGAACATGGCAAGGTAAACTATGACATACGCAGAATTGAAATCTAATATCGCAAGTTACTTAAATCGTTCAGATTTAACAGATGTGATTGATTCATTTATTGATAGCACAGAGGCAGAATTTAACCGCAGATTAAGAGTTAAGGGCATGATTAAAAGAGCCACTGCAACTCTTACAGGTCAATATCTTGCAACACCAACTGATTGGTTAGAAGCCATAAACTTACAAATTGATGGTGGTGATTTCTCACCATTGTTTCAACAATCCATAGAATCTATGGATGTGTATAGAAAAGCCAATGACAATGTAACAGGGCAACCAATTTATTTTGCATTGGTAGATGATTCAATTGAATTTGCACCTACCCCAGACGGAAGTTATACAGTACAATTAACCTACTACGGAAAGATAGATGCGTTAAGCGATTCTAATACGAGTAACTTTTTATCCACAGGATATCCAGATGCTTACCTTTATGGATCACTAAAACACGCTTCTATCTATTTAATGGAAGATGAACGAGTGCCATTATTTACAGCACAGTTCGAGAAGGCTTTAGAAGAAATGAGACTAGAGCAAGAAAAAGCTGAGTTCTCTAAAGGTTCTTTAATGCAAAGAAGAAGAACTTACGGAAAACGCAGTAAAGATATTTATTATTTTGGTAATAACTAGGAGTATAAAAAATGGCTGGATTTAGTGATTATTTAGAAGACAAGGTACTTGACCATGTATTTGGCGGTACTGCTTATACAGCACCAACAACACATTATGTTGCTTTGTATACAGTAGCACCTACTGATACTGGCGGTGGTACTGAAGTAACAGGTGGAGCTTATGCAAGACAAACCTCTACTTTTAATGTCTCAGGCACATCCCCTACAACAGCGACAAACGCAGCAGCAGTAGAATACCCAACAGCTACAGCCAATTACGGAACTGTAGTTGCAGTAGGTATTATGGATGCATTAACTAGCGGCAACTTACTTGCCTACGCAAACTTAGACACATCTAAGGTTGTAAGTTCTGGTGATGTATTCAGATTTGATGCTGGTGATTTAGACATCACATTAGCTTAATACCATGGCCTCAGTAGGCTATGGCTCATATAACTACGGAATTGCCGCTTATGGCACTCCGCAGTATCAGGAAGCATCCGCAACAATAGCACAGACATCAGGTGCATCTGCGATAGGCAGACAGCTTGATCGTGGTGCTGCAACCATTGCACAGACATCTGGTATGTCTGCAATCGGCAGACAGGTTGATAGAGGATCTTCAACCCTAGCACAAACCAGTAGCATGACTGCTGTTGGCCATAGAGTTCATTTTGGTTCTAGCACAATAGCACAGACTTCCAGCATGAGTGCTGTAGGTCGACAAATAGATCGTGGTGTTGTCTTAGGCCCAGCAGTATCAAACATGACTGCAACAGGTCGATACACCATAGCTGCATCAGCAACCAGTGCAGAGACATCAGACTTTACAGCTATTGGTAGACAGATCGATAGAGGCAAAGTAAGTGCATTTCCAAATGGTGATCCTCAAGAAACAAGTGGATTTTCAGCAAGTGGTGGTCTAAAATGGGAAGTGATACAGAATCCTGACACTACATGGACTCAATTAACAAAAGAACAAGCGGCATAATAATATGGCAGATACATTTACAACGAATTTAAACTTAACAAAACCCGAGGTCGGTGCATCTACTGATACCTGGGGCGGAAAATTAAACACCGACCTCGATACTTTAGATGGTCTTTTTGCTAGTGCAGGAAACGGAACAAGTGTGGGCCTCAATGTTGGCTCTGGTAAAACTTTAACAGTTGGTGGTACTTTAACCTCAACTGGATCAGCTAGTTTTACAACCATTGATGTTAATGGCGGTGCAATTGATGGCGCACCCATTGGTGCTAACTCAGCATCAACTGGAGTCTTTACAGTCGCAACTGCATCGACTTCAGCAAAAATTACACAAGTTGCAATTACCTCAAGCTCTAACGCAGTAGCTTGGGATTCACAAGCAGCAGCCAACGCTTATCATGCAACCACAGAAAATACGACTTTCTCAGCACCAAGCAATGCTGTAGAAGGTGCAATTATTTCTGTCGAGATAGCACAAGGTGCGACACCTCGAACAATAGCTTGGAACACAGTCTTTGAATTTGCAGCTTCAACAGCACCCGCTGTAACTGCTACAGCTAACAAAACTGACATCTTTAGTTTTAGATACAATGGCTCAGTTTGGCAAGAAATCGGTAGAGTTCAAAACCTAGCACAAACATAATATGGAAACGCTACAGCGTACAGCAAATAGAGGAAGCATATCTACTGGCTATGATATTGATAACTCTTTGAAGTTAGAGTCTGATAATTCTGAATATTTAGATAATAGACATCACTCCGCAGGTAATAGGCGTACTTGGACTTTAAGTTTTTGGATTAAAAGAACAGAGTTAGGTACTACGCAAAAACCTTATGATGCAGGGAACTTAGCATCAATTGCGTTTTTAAGCACAGATAAAATACAAATTGAAAATTCTGATTTATATTTAGCAACTGATAGAGTTTTTAGAGACACCTCAGCTTGGTATCATATTGTGCTTTTAAATGATTCAACACAAAGCACAGCATCAAACAGAGCAAAACTTTGGATTAATGGGGTACAAGAAACTTCTTTTTATAGTGAAACTTATATGGCTCAAAACCAAGAAGGTAATATGAACTCTGCAACTTCAGTTTCTATTGGCGGTGGCGGTGGTGCACATGTTAATGGTTATATGGCAGAGTTGTTTTTTGTTGATGGTCAAGCATTAGCACCTACAGACTTTGGCGAATACGATGAAGATAGTGGTATTTGGAAACCAAAAGAATATGATGGAACACTATCAGGTACATCTATAAAATTAGACTTTTCAAATTCTTCTGCTTTGTGGGAAGACAGCAGTGGATTAAGTGGAAATGGTACAGCCATGTCAGGCAACAACATCACATCAGCCGACCAAGCTACTGATAGTCCTACTAATAATTTTTGTACTCCACTTTTAATTCAACCTTTTTCAGGCACAGACACCATTACACATACTGAAGGTGGTACAAAGCTTACTACAGGTGGAGGTACAGGTTGGCGAACTAATATGTCAACTATGTCTTTATCTAGCGGTAAATGGTATTTTGAAGCAAAGCATACAGGCACTATTGATGGAGATGCAATTATGACAAGTATTGTGCCTACTGCTAGATTTGGAAACAGTGCCTATGCAAGTTTCTATGGTGGTCAATCAAGTGGTGATGGTATAGGATGGTACTGGGATTCAACAAGATTTAGATATGATGATGGTAGTGCAATTAGTCCGCCTACCAATACTGTAAATTCAGGT